AGACAGTACCAAATCGTTGACCGAGGAATTTGTTGGTCAATTGGAGGATCCACATTTCGAAGTGCTCCTGGCAGCATGCCACAAGGAGATTGCAGAGCGTGCTGGCGAGATAATCAGCATAGAGGATACCTCTGGCCGCAACTACTATTAAGCCACTACATCAAAACGCCTCAAGATGGCGCAGCAATGCATCGCGAATCAACACTTTCTCGGTGGGGGTAAAACCGAGTAAGGGCCGGATAGGATAGTCATACTCCGGCCCTCTTTTTTTGTCGACCTTGTCGGTCAACCCCTCCTGGTGCACGCGCGCAATGCGCGCCACGCGTCCAAAGAACCCGACCGACAACTGATTTTCGTCCTGTTCGATTTTGAGATTTTTTTGCGTGCGGATCTTTTCAAACATCGCCGCTTTCTGCCGTTTGATTCTTCCCTGTTTGCCACGCAGATTTTTGCGCTGTTTGCGTGCCGCGTAAGGCGTGCCATCCGGCGCCTGCTGGCTGGCGATGCGTTGCGCCTGGCTGCGCCGCAAGTCCTGGGCAATCTTGCGCGTGAGGATGCGACGCTGGCCGGGCTGGAGCTTAGCCAGCAAGGCGCCGGCCCATTGTTCGATGGTGTACAGATCGTCACTCATTCGGGATCTGCCGGCGTGTGCCACTCGGCCAGGAGTGTATCGCCTGCGTATGCTTTCCAAAACTCGTCTGCATACACCGGGTTCAGCTGCGGCTCCGCCAGGTGCCGCACTTCCAACCGTCCGGCGCCGGCCTGCTTGACCACGACGCGCTCAGTCAGCGCTAACGTGATGGCAATATCAATCGATTCGTGATTGTTGAAATCGACATCAAAGCCGATACCGGTCTTGCGCAACTCTGCATTGTCCAGCAAGTCGCGCTGATGGAGCGCGACCCATGCCAACAGCGGCACCATGATGGCGTCTGCTTCGCCGCTATAGTCGGTAATGATGAGATTGAGCTTATAGCGATACTCAAACGACAGAGAATTCGTGCCGGTGGCCACCGTATTGCCGCTATCGGCAAACACCAGCAACTTATCGGGGTTCTGTCGTAATTCGGGACTGACGGCTGTCAGGTGCGCTCTAAGGCTTTTGGGCTTGTACATGCTCGGCTTCCTCTTGGCAGTCGACGGCGCTGTCCACCTTGGCCGCACAGTTCGCCCACGCGGCCTCTGCGCGTTCCAGGACGAGCAGCAAGGCGCCGTTAGTCTTGGGCGCCGTCGCCGGCAGGCTGCAGCGGGTGAGCGCCGGGCAGGCGTTGACGGTAAGCGTCGGCGCCGGTGGCGGCGGGACGCTCCCGCAACCTGGCAACAGCGTCAGGCAAAGGAGTATCGGCCCAGCTGCGAATCGTGGCGTTGTCATGGTAAAGGCTTTCGATTTGGTTTTCTTGTTCGGTGAGGGTGGCGGCGATGCTGTCATGCGCGGTTTGCAGCTTGGCGGCGGCTAGTCTGTTCGTGGCCGCCACGGCTGTCAGCGTCTTGATCGTGTCGTCCCGGTCGCGGGTAGTCTGTTCGGCGCGCTCGGCCCGCTCTTTTGCTACCGTCAGGCTGGTGCGTTGGACATAGATCACCAGGCACAGCGCGCCGACAAACAACGCCGATATCAGACTTTTGACGATCAATTCCATAAACCGACCCGTGTGCCACGGCTATCAATCGTCAACACCTGGCGGCGCGGCGCTTTGCCTTCGGTCGCAATGCCCAGGTGTACCCATATCGCAGATCCGGAACGCTCATAGATCAGTTGGTCGAATTGCAATGACGATTTGTTCAACGCCTGGCAGACCGCCATCGGTGTACCAAACGCCGGCGCCGTAAAATCGATCGCCAAGCCGTCGAGATGAGCGCTGTTGGCCGCGCCGCCGACCGCCCGGTTCAAAGCTGGGCAACGGTAGCCGCTGGATATCATCATGGCGGCGCCGCCCAGCTCACTACGGACCAGCTCGGCGAACTTGGCCAGGCGCCGCAGGTTGGCAACGATGGCTGGTGTCGGCGTGTTGACGATGCCCAGGACACGGGCCCTGTCGCTGCGCGTGAATTCTTCCAGCGTGAAGTGTTCGGTCAATGGTGTCATTCGATCCCCCTGATGATGTTGGCGACGTTGCCCTGGGCGCGGTGCACCAGGACATACAAGGTCAGTGCGATGGCGGCTTCCCCGAAAGAGGCGCGGCCATGGTCGAGCAGGATCTCCAGGGTGCTGGTGCCTGTTGCGACGATCAGCAACCAGGCCGCCAGGGAAATGTGCAAGCGGCGATTCGCCAGGCCGCGCCGATAGCAGAGCAGCCGCAGGCAGGTGCCGGCGTAGGACAGCAGCGCCAGCATGGTCAGATAATTAGTCATGACCACCTCCCTTGCGCAGCCAGGCCGGCAGCTCGATGGTTTTAATCAGGTCGATACCGTGCAGCGTCAGGGCAATGGCCGCCGCTGAGGCGAAAAAGGCGGCCACGCCGGATTGTTTCAATGGCGTATTGCTGATGACCTCGGGCGCGGCCAGGTAGCCAATCGCCAGGGAAATGACCATGTACGCCAAGCGTTGCAGGACTGGCAGATTCTTGCTGGAAATTGCCACCAGCGTGGCGCCAGCGAAAGCGCCGATCAGGGCGTTACCATCAATGCTAGGGAACAGCGTCGACAAACCGATGCCAGCGGCGGTGGTGACGACCAGAGTGGTGGTGCTGGGTTCTGCCATAGGGTATTGCTCCAATTTCAATCCCAAAGATTCACGACTTGGGCGGTGTTAGTAGGGGTTGCGGTAGGTTCGGGCAGGTTGACCAGGAGGCCGTGCGGCAGGATCGGTCCGTAGTCGGCCAGGCCGGGATTCAGTTCGAGCGCCGCCTCGACCAGATTGGCTGTCGCGCCCAGGTGTCGCCAGCACAGCAGGTCCAGCGTGTCGTGTTGTTGGGCGCGCACGATCATTGTCATATTCGTCAGATCAGATCGACGGTCATGTGGGACCGGCCAATGATGTCGGCTATGGCCCAATGCGCATTACGGCGCTGATCGGAAGGTAGCGCGTCCAGGGCTTCCATGGTTTTCTTGTCGTTCAGCGATGAGGCGGTACTGTCGAAATCGCGGTAGCGCTCGGTCAGATCGGCCTTGGCCCAGCAATAGACGGCGCGCCGATAGCGGGCAATGAGGACGCTTTCGCGGTCAATACGGTCCGCCGGCACTGCCGCCAGCGAAACATAGCCGGCGGCAATCTGTTCCAGCTTCCAATCGCGCAGCTCATTGTTGACGTGAAGAATGGCGGCGATGACTGCTTGCCGCAGCCGTATTTCGGTGACAGTCCCGTCCAGACGTTCCGCGTCGCGCATCTGGGATAGCTGAATATCCACATACCAGCCGTCGTTTTCGACAATGGCGGCAACCGGTGCTGGCGAATTGGAAGGGGGCGAAGGTTCGAACGCAATAAAGCTCATGCTGATTTCTCATTAAATCGGCGGTGGGCGGGCGTCAGAATGACATCGCAATGATTCAATCATCGACCCGCGCCGCCGTGCGCCAGGGGTGCTCGTTTAGTCAGGGACGACTTTTAATATGCGCGTGCGCAGGCGGTCCATGACCTGTTTGACGCCGACGCCAGGGAACAAAGCCACGGCACGCTCCATCAGCTGGTGGGCCGCTTCCGCCTGCGGCAGCTGCGATGCTGTCAGCAGCTCATTGCCGGCCTGGTCGAGGACGGCAAGCATCGCGTAGGCAGCAGCCTTGAACAATTTGGCCCGCGCCTGGTCGGGTGCGTCGCAGTGTTCCGTCAGCTGCTGGACAAGCGCTAAGATCTCGACGGCTTGCGCCGGATCGTCGGCCAGCTTGCCGTGCGAGTACGCTGTAGAAAATTCATCCAGCAGCATCGTCGGAATATCGCGATTGAACTGATCCGGCAACGTCAGCTTGTGGGTGACGGCATAGCGCGCCATCTCGACTGCCCGCGCATACTCGCCGCAGTCGATATGCCACACCAGGAGCGCAGCAAAAACATCGTCTTGGCCGCCTTGGCCCTTCGCCAGCACCGCGTCAATCCAGTCCTGGTATTCCGGCAGCAAAGTGCCCTTGACCTCGATCTTGCGCGCCACCGACTGGATATTGCCCAGGCTGCGGCGGTCGTTCGCCAGTTTATAAAGCATCATTTCGTAAGCGCTGCCATGGGTGACGCCGCCGGGAGCGGCTGCGGCGGCGGCACGCTCGGCCAGGACACGCGCCTTGTGACGCTGAGCGGGAGAAATATTGTCCATGTCAGGCCGCCAGCACGATATTTTCCAGCACGGCGCCCAGGCCCAGATCCTCGACCACATACGCATCATTGGACGATTCGTAGTTTTCGATACGGTCGCGCTTGGCTTCATCGACCACCCGGCGCCGGCGGGCAGACTCTTGCCAGTAGATAGACAGGTTGTCGAGGCGCGTAGTAAAAATCGTGTTATCCGGGAAGAATGGCACAGCGATGGCCGGCAAGCCGCCGATGCGCTTCTGGCTGATGACGATATCGGCCGCCAGCGTCTCGGTCGGCGCTTGCTTGGTGTTCACCAGGGGGAAATACTTGTCGTGCATCAGGTTGCGGCTGACGATCACCACCAGGCCGGTATCTTTCTGATACCAGGGATCGAGCAGGTTGATGGCGTCGTACACCGCCGCGTCCAGATTCGCATAGTCGCCGCCGGCGCCGATGGTGAGCTTGCCAGCCTCTTTGCCTTCATGCATGACGCGCTGCGGCGCCTGTTCGCGGTAGTGCTGCAACCAGCCTTTATTAACGTCCTGGAGCAAGGGATTCTTGTCGATATCCGTATCGGCTGCAATGGTGCGGCCATGGAAGCCGATCATCATGCGGTCCAGCGCCTGGCGCTGCAAAATGGCGTTGGCCAGGCGCTGCTGGAAATCGGGGAACTTGGCCCAGGCGTCCAAGGTTTGATACTTGATGTGCGTATCGAAATTCGTTTTTTCGCAACGATAGCCCTTGTTGTCCAGGGCGGTCAGGTCGCGGGTCTTGCGGTCGGCCTTATCCGTGTTCGTACGACTGGCAATCGGGCCGGAAATACCCAGGCCGATTTTTTCGCCTTCCTGTTCGGATACGCCGATGATATTAATGCTCTTCAAAAATTCGCTGGATTCCTGAATCTTGCTTTCCAACTTTTGCTGCACGCTGGGCGCCACACCAAAGGTGCTGGCGACATTGCTGGTGTCGTTCAGCTGCGCCAGGCGGGCGGTGTATTTTTCGTAGGCGACGCGGGTATGTTTTTTCATGCGGATGACTCCTGGTTGTATGGGGCGGTAATCGTGCAGAGGCGAGATGGCCGGCGCTGGTTAGAAATCGGTTTCCACCAGGCCATCGCCGCCGGTGGCGGCAGGCCGGTGCGAGTGGTTCGCATCGGTGGATTCGACCTGCTGCCGGAATGCCGCGAAGTCTTCAGTCGTCTTCTTCAAGGCGGCTTCCAACGTATCGACGCGGGTCTTTTCTGCCGCGAATTGGTCGGCGCTGGAATTCGCATAGGTCGCCAAGGTTCCGACGGCGTCGTTCAACTCGGTGAAGCGTGCGTCGTCGCCGGTCGTCTTGGTAGAAAAGCGTTTCAACAGGTTTTTAACGGTGTCGGACAATTTGATTCCTTCGGGTTCAGGTTGTGGGACATCCTCGAATTCCAGCGCGGTTTCCTCAGCTGCCGTAAACAGGTTGTCGGGGGATTGCTTGCGGGCCGCAAACGGATTCGATTCGGGGTGTTGGGCGGCAAACGATAAGACCTCGGTGCCGAGGCTGGCGGGACTGTCGGTGACAGCCAGGCCGACCAGGTAGGCTTCGCCGGTATCGGCAAATTTCGGATTGATTTCGATGCTGGTGTAGATTTTTTGACGCGCCTTGTTCATGGCGACCAGCTCAGGCGTGGGCGAGATCTGCGCAAACAACGCTAATTTCTTGTCGCCGCCCAGGGTGATTTCCTCGGCTTTGACGGCGATCACATCGCCATAGGCTTTAAATTCGCCTGCGGACCAGGTGCTGCGCAGGTGTTCCATCCAGATGCGGGCGCCATACACCTGTGGGTCGAAGTTGGCAGCCATTTGTTCAATGAATGCGCGGTCGATGACGCGGCCATCGGTGGTAGCGCCTTCGACGGCGACGCGGAAGAATTTCGATTTTGTTGGTGCAGTGCTGGTCGGCTTTGCCATGGTGTCGGTATTGGGGAAGTTCGAATACCGCCATGGTCGGCTTTTCTGCGCGTGGAAACAATCGGCAGCGGGTTGATAACAACCTTACTGACTTCTCGCCAGGGGCTTTTACAGGCGTTGGCCTCTACGCTGGCGGCATGTTAATAAAACCCGTCCATTCGAAGCCAGCCA